GGTATCCGATGGATATCCGCAAGTGGGAAGGTACTATGGAAGAAGCTATGAATGCCTACATAGATCTACGTCGATCTCAGGGTAAACGTCCATTTATTGATGGGCCACATTTTGAACTCATAGATTAGGAGCCGGATATGAAAACCTCATTGAGACCGAAGATCAGACCAACCAAGAGGCCAAAGCTTAGACCATCTGAAGAGGAGATAGCAGACATTGAAGCTGGACGCACAATCAGACGTGCCAACCGATTGAAAAAACTAATTGAAAAAGAAGCCGAGGGTCTTCTAGATAAAACACCTTTAGTTCCTATCAAAGAGCCAACAGGAGAACCTGTTAGAGAATTCGAACTTGGGGGTGATGTCCGACACAATTCGAATAGAGGTAAAACATATTAATTCATGGACGGTGTTGATTTCGCAAAATATATCTATAAGGTACTACGAGA